TAATTATGAAAAAAAGAGTTTTTAGAGAAAGATATGCACAAAAAGAAGAAAAAGTCAATACTAAAATTGATAAAAAAATAGAAGAAAAACCTAAAAAATCAAAAAAGAAGGATGAATAATGGAGTTAATAATTGAAGGAATTTTTATGATTTTAGCTTTTGGCTTAGGATTTTACTGTGGTAAACCTGAAAAAGTTAAAGAAAAAGTTAAAATTATAGAAAAAAAAGAGAAAAAAAGAGAAAAAAAGGGGCAAGAATTGGACGACGCTACCGTTGTAATGCTTAGAAACATAGATACTTATGACGGAACTGGTTTAGGACAAGAGGAAGTCCCAGAGGAGGTGTAATATGGACTTAGAAGAATTAGAAAAGGCAGAAAATTGGAAAATATACGAAAAACAATTAAATTATCTTCAAGGTCAAAATTACTATTCTAAAATAGACCAATTTAATAATTTTTATATAGGAAATCAATGGGAAGGTTTAAAATTATCTAATTCTGTATCGCCTGTTTGCTTGAATATTGTTAAACAAATAGTAAATCAAAAGACTGCAATAGTTACTGAGAACCTATTTGCAATCAATTACAGCCCTGAAAATGGAGATAACGAGCAATTTATCGAAAATGCTCAAAACGTTTGTAAGAGCTTAAATAAATATGCTTCTAAGATATGGGATTTTGACCAAATGGATTATAAAGTTAAAAAATGGTCAAAAATTGCTGGAATTGAAGGCTGTTCAATATGTTATGTAGATTATGAAGATAAAAGACCTATTAATCACACAATTAAAGCAGTTGATATTATGTTTGGTGACGAAAACTCGGACGATATTCAAAGCCAACCATTTATTTTAGTTCGTCAAAGACTTCCAATTATGGAAGTTAGAAGAATGGTAGAAAAAGAAGACCCTAAATATTTAGAATATGTAGTCGGCGATAATGATACTTCTACTATTTCAGGAAATAAAGAAGAATTAGAAGATAAAATTTGGGTATTAACTAAGTTTTGGAAAGACAAAGATGGAGAAGTTCACTATTCAAAAGGTATTAAATATGTAGATTTTATTAAAGACGAAAAAATGGGTATTAAACTATATCCTTTTGCAATATTTAATTGGGAAGATAGAGAAGGTAGTGCTAGAGGTATAGGAGAGGTTGAATACTTAAAACCTAATCAAATAGAAATAAATAAAACAATAATGAGACGTTTGATAACAGTTAAAAATACTGCTTATCCTCAAAAAGTTGTTAATGAAGACGCTATTTCAGATAAGAGTGCAGTAAATAAAGTTGGTGCTACAGTATTTTTTAAAGACGTTGGTAATTTAAGAGCTTCTGACGTATTTATGAGTACTAATCCAGCACAAATGAGTACTGATGCTGAAAAAGTACAAGGAGAATTAATTAGTCTTTCTAAAGACTTATCTAATGTATCAGAAGCAACTACTGGTAACTTAGACCCTTCAAGTGCTTCAGGACGTGCAATTTTAGCAGTACAACAAGCACAAAATCAACCTTTAACTGACCAAGTTATAGGTTTAAAGAAATACTTAGAAGATATTGCTAGAATTTGGTTTGAATATTGGAAGAAAAATTCAAAAGATTTAGTTGTTTTTTCTACAGTAAAAGATTTCCAAACTGGTGAAGAAACAATAATAGAAGAAAAAGTCGATAGTAAAGTAATGTCTAGATTAGAAACATTTGTTAAAGTCGATATTACTCCAAGAGGTGCATATGATAGATATGCACAAGAGTTATCACTAGAAAACTTAATGACTGGTGGATTTATTGATTTTGAAGAATATGTTGAAAGCTTAGACGCTGATTCAGTAATGCCTAAGACTAAACTAGAAAAAATCTTAAATGAAAGAAAAGAAAAAAAAGCTCAAATTAATGCAATGCAAATGGAAGGAGAACAAATGAAGGATATGGCTAATGCACAAATGGTAGATGCTGAAAATATGGCTAATATCCAAGACGAAGGTTCTTCCTTAATGGCTCAAGCATTAGACCAAGCACAAATGACAGGATACGGAGCTGATACTGGTATGACTGACGTATCTAATAAATTTAGAGGACAATAGTCCTCCCTATATGACTCGAGTTAGGGAAATCTAATGAGAGTTCACCGTCCTAGTCCAGCATAAAAGACTTTAAAGAATGATGAGAGAAGCAAACTCGTAAAAAATAGAAAGGAAGAGAATTATGGAAAATAGTTCAACACTTATCTCAGAAGAGATTGAAAATTCAGAAGAGTTAACTGAAGAAGAAACAACTCAAGAAGAGGTTAAAGAAGAAGGAGCAGAAACAGTCAATGTGACTGAAGAAAGCACTACTGAAGAACAACCTCAAGGCAAATTCTATACTGATGAAGAATTTAATGCAAAGGTAAATGAAATTGCTGATAGAAGAGTCGCTAGAAAGATGCGTAAAGTTAATCGTGAACTAGACGACTATAAAGACACTATAAATGTCTTAAAATCACAATTAGGTGGAGATACAATTGAAGACGTTAATACTAACTTAAGAAAGTTATATGAAAACGAAGGTGTAGAACTACCTAAGAAATACGTTAGTGAAGATTCGGAATTAAACGAATTACTAGCTGAAAGAGATTTTAAAGATTTTGAAACTGAAGGAATTAAATCAATTACCGATGAAGCTAATCGTTTAGCTGGAATTGGTTATGAAAATTTAAATTCTAAAGATAAAATCTTATTCTCTAAATTAGTTAACAAAATAGATACTGAAAACGATAAAAAAGTTTTAAAAGGTTTAAATGTTGACGAATCAATACTTGAAGATAAAGATTTTATTAGTTTTAGAGGACAATTCAATAGAGAAGTTCCTATTTCTAAGATTTATGATTTATATTCAGGTAAGAAAGAAACAAAAATAAACACTCCTGGAAATTTGGAAAACAAGTCGACTGCTGAAAGAGAATACTTCACTGATGAAGAAATTGAAGCTCTTACAATGGAACAACTTGATGACCCAAAGATTTGGGAAAAAGTAAGAAAATCACAAACAAGAAATAAATAAGAAAGAGGGAATTAATTATGGCTATTACAGTAGCAACACAAAAAATATGGCATAAAGCTTACGAACACGCTTTAAAAGAAATTACTTCATTAAGAAATCACTGCGATTTTAAATACGAAAAGGATGCACAAAATGCTGATACAGTTTATATCTTAAATGCAGTTAGACCAACAGTACGTACTTATGTACCTGGTACTGCAATTACTAGAGATGCAGTAGATGCAACTAGACAAGCATTAGTACTAGACCAATTCAAATATTTCAATATTGAAATGGACGACGTAAATAAAGCACAAACTGTTCCTGGTGCATTAGAAGCATCTGCTCAAGAAGGAGCTCAAGCATTAGCATTAGAAGGAGACAAATATGTAGCATCATTAATCAAAGCTGGTGCAGAAGCACAAACTGACCCATTAATGTCAACTACTAGAATTACTCCAACAAAAGCAAATTCTATTGATACTATTGAAGAAGCATTTGCAATGTTATACGCAAAAAATAACAGACCAAATGATTCATATTGGTTAGAAGTTGCACCTTCATTCTACAAATTTGTTAGACCTAATATGATTGAAGTATTAACTAACAACGTAGAATTAGCTAAAAATGGTGCAGTAGGAAAATATGCTAACGCATTTGTAGGAATTGATAACTCATTACCTACAACTAAAGTTGGTTCTGGTTCTACTGATGATACAGTTTATAATGTATTAAGAACTACTCACGCTATTGCTTTTGCTGAACAAATCAAGAAAACTGAAACTTATAGAGTACAAGACGGATTCTCAGATGCAATCAAGGCTCTATATGTTTACGGTGCTAAAATCGTAAGACCTGATGAAATTGTAGTAATTCCAACAGCTATATAAGATTAGAGAGGCTTATGCCTCTCTTTTTATCGAGTGGGATAGCGTAGGAGGTGCAATTCCTCCCCTCTCGACTTAGAAGGAGAAGAAAATATGGAAAATGAAAAAAAATTAGAATATTATATTGTAAAGCCAGTATTAAAACAATACTATGGTATTAAAGTAGATAAAGATACTACTTTTGATGAAGAAACTGAGGATAAAAGCGTTAAACAACATTTTGAGAATTTAACGTTAACAACAACTATTACTAAAAAAATTAAATCAAGCGAAGAATATCCTTATAACGTAAAGGAAAAATCAAAAACAGTTGTTACAATGCCTGAAGGTACAATATTAATTTGGACTAATGAAGAGGGATTTATTTTACCTCAATATGAAATGACAAATTTAAGTGGGCTAGAGGAAGATATTAAAGATATAAAAAATATTTATAAAGAATCAAAAGTTTAGGAGGTGTTTATATGACACTAAAAGAAATGAAAATAAAAGTGTTTTCACTAATTGAAGAGTATTATCCTGAATTAAGTGGATTAGCTGAAGACGAAGACGTTTTGAATAAAATAAACGGTGTTGTTAATTCAATTCAAACTGATTTAATGAAATATCGTAAAATTCCAGCAAATCAAACTATAACTATTGATGACGAAAATGAAAATGTTATAACATTAAGCGAAACAATAACAGACTTATATCAATTAAACAAAATTGTATTAAAACCTAGTGAAGATTCAGTTATATTAGACCCATATAAAGAATATGAATTAATTGATGACGATACATTAGAAGTAGACCCAGGTTTTAGGGGAGACGTTATTGTTTATTATTACAAAATACCAGCTCAATGCCAATTAACATTTGATTCTGATGCTGAAAGAGATGCATACGACGAAGAATTTGAATTTGATATAGATACACCACTATTAGAGATAATGCCTTATGGAATTGCAAGAGACCTATTAAGATTAGATATGATTTCAAGTTATGGTTCATATTTTGAAAGAACATATAACGAACTTAAAGCACAAATTGATTCAAGAAGAACAAAAGGTATGATTTCTTTTGTTGGGGGAATTGATATTTAATGGCTAACTCATTAACTTCAATAAGAACAAGAAATTATGCTAATTTTAGGGGTGTAGATTTTACTGGTGGAATAGTAGCAAATTATCGTTCGCCTGATGCTTTAAATATGTGGAAAAACTATAAAGACGACGACTGTATACAAACAAGACCAGGTATGAACTTAATAGGAGAATTTGAAGACCCTATTTATGGTTTATTTTTTTATAAATTAAATAATACAACAATTACATTAGTACATAGTGGTACAAAATTGTTTATTTGGAACAATTATCCTGAATTACCAGTTAATAGAACTGAAATAAAAACTGGTTTAAATCCTACTAAATCAAGAGCGTTTGTGTTTAATCAAGTGTTCTTCTTTATGGACGGAATAAATTATTTAGAATATGACGGAGAAACAATACACGACGTTGAAGGTTCTATACCAACTACTTCATATTGGAAAAATCCTGACGGAAGTGTTGATATTGATTCTTCTACTGATAGAGACTTTGTTAATCAACACGTTAACGTTTTAACTGGGAAAAGAAAAAATACATTTATTGCTGACGGAATATCTTCCGAATATCGTTTAGATATTGGAGACTTAGACCAAAATGTACCAGTTAAAGCTGATATAGACGGAGTAATAATCTATGAAGGTGGAGGATTAACAGTAGATAGAACAAATGGAATTGTTACATTTGGAGCAGTTCCTAACGTTGATTCAAAAGTAGTTATTGAATTTTCAAGAACTGTACCAGGATATTATGAAAGAATAACAAATTGTACTATTTGCGTAGAATTTGATAATAGAATATTCTTTAGTGGAAATCCTGATTATCCTAATTCAGTATTTCATAGTGAATTAAACGACCCTAGATATGTAAGAGATACTGCATATTATGAGTTAGGAATAGACGTTGCTCCAGTAAAGGCGTTAGTACCTGGAAATGGAGTATTATGGGTATTAAAAGAAATGAATCAAAACAGTTCTTCAGTTTATTATATGACTCCTACAATTGATATGAGTTATGGAGACGACCATAAAATATATCCTTCAAATAATGGAAATATATCTTTAGGGTGTGTATCAACTGGAGTAAACTTTAATGACGATATAGTTTTCTTCTCAAATTTAGGACTTGAAGGAATTGCATCAAGTGCAATGTATTCAGAAAAAATACTTCAACACCGTTCAAGTATGGTTGATACTAAAATGGTTAATGAAACTGGATATGAAAACGTTCAAGTAATAGAGTGGGAAGGATATTTATTATGTTTAATAAATTCTCATATATATTTAGCCGATAAGAGAGCTAAATTTCAAGATAATACTGACGTAGGTTATGAGTGGTTTTATTGGGAATTACCTTACTCAATTGACTATATAACTGAATATAGAGGTTCATTATTCTTAGCAAATAATGAAGGACAAATATTCAGATTAGAGGGAACAACTGATAATTTAGAAGATATTGAATCATATTGGACTACTAGAAGAGACGATTTTGATTTACCTTCATATACAAAAACAACTTCTAAAAAAGGTTGTACTATTAGATTTAAACAAATGGATAATGATAACATTTCAATTACTTCATATTTAGACGGAATAGAAAAAAAGACTAAGGTCTTAGTAGACAAAAAAGGATATGGAGTATACAAAGTAAAAAATAAGAAATTTAAAGAAATACAATTTAAAATAAGTTCAGACAAACCTTTTGGATTATATGATTTTACAATTCAAGGATTTGTCGCAGGATATGTAAAGAGGTGATAATATGGCAATGGCATTAAATCAAGAAGAACAAAATAGAGTAAATAATGTTTATAATGAAAGAGAAAAAGCATTATCTGAAAATAATCAATTATATGGCGATTTGATGAATCAAGCTGGAGAATTAAAAAATCAACAAAACGCATTTTTAGCACAACAACAACAAACTCAAAATGATATATTAGATAAACAATTAGCAAATCAAGGAAATTTAATTAATCAACAAAAAGAAGAAGCAAATAGAAATCGTAGAGTAGAAGCTGGAAAAGCAATGAACGACTATAATGCTTATGTAAATCCTTATGGAATACAAGCTGAAAGACAAGCAAGTGCTGGTCTTACTAATTCAGGAGTTAGTGAAACTTCTAAATTAGGTGCTTATACTTCTTATCAAAATAGAGTTGCTAACGCTAACGCTAATTATCAAAAAGCAGTAACACAATATGATAATGCTATGAACGAAGCAATGTTAAATAATGACGTTCAAAAAGCACAAAATGCGTTAAATATGTTAAAATTACAATTAGAGAATAATCAAGATTATTATTCGAATATTTCTTCTTTATCTCAAGCTAAAATGAAAAACGCTCAAAGTTTAAGAAGCGAATATAACGACCAATATAATACAGTTTATAATCAAATTATGAACGAACAAAAACAAGCTGAAGCAATTCGTCAATTTAATGAAGAAATGGCATTTAATAGAGATAAATATAACGAATCAGTTAGACAATATAATGAACAAATGGCATTTGAAAGAGAAAAACAAGCTGAAGCTATTAGACAATTTAATGAAGAACTAGCACTTTCTAAAAAAAAAGTAGCTATTAGTGGAGGTTCTGGTGGCTCTGGTGGTAAAATAAAATATGATACACCAATAGAAGATAATATAAATGGTTCTTCAAACGGAGACCAAGTGTTAAATACAAATTATACTCCTGATTTAACAAGTAAAAGAGCACAAGATTGGTACTTAGCAAGTATAGACGGAAAACAATTAACATATAATCAATTAAAAGGATTGATTTCGGACGGTTTGAAAGGTATAACATACGGAAAAGAGACAGGTCAACCATTTATAAATGACAAAGATGCTGAAAGAATTTTAAAGACATACGGTGCTAAATAAAAAGTAGGTGAATTATGGGAAAACTATTAGAAGATTTCTTTAATGATAAAGTTAAATTTTCAAACAATTTTGATGAAGAAACAAAAAAAGCATTAAGAAAAAATAACGAAATAAATGAAAGAAAAAAGAGATATTCAAATACAATAGGTAAAAAAACTACTAAAGAACTCGAAAATGAAAAAGATATTGCAAATTTTAGAGTAAAACAAATACAAAATGAACGTAAACAAATCTTAAATGATTATGGAATTAAAACTGACGATACAGGAAACATAAAAAGAACAACTGAATATAACGCTAATCAATTGGTTACTAAATATAAAAAACCAGAATTAGTAGATAGTGAAAATATAAAAAAAGCTGAAGACTTTAAATCTAGTGAAAAAGGTGAATCGTATAACGCTCTTACAAAACCTTTAGTAGAAAATTGGAATAAAAGAGCAAACTTAAACGAGGAAATTAATACTATAAAATCTAAAGAAGAAGCTGAAAACTCTGGCTCATTTGAAAAAATAGTTAAATCTCCATTACTTGGAGCTTGGAATAAATTTAGTGGTTTGACTAGAAACAATGAAGACGCTATTTTGGATGAAAATGGTAATCCTATTTATTACACTAAAAGTTTAGGAGAAATACAAAACGAAGCAAATAGAAATAGCCTTTCAGGAATTGCTGGTACACTGTATGATATAGGTAATTTAGCTGGGGAAACTTCTACTCAATTTATACCAGGAATAGGTCAAGTAAATTATTTTTCTGATATTGCTATGGATAAATACAATGAAAATATAAGAAACGGCGTTGATGCAAAAGATGCATTTATAAACGCAACTGGTGTATCAATTGTAGACTATTTAAAGCAAAAAGCATTAGGTTCTTTAGGTAGTAAAGCATCAAGATTAGAAAGTGGTGTTGAAAAATCATTAGAAAATGCTTTTGAAAAAGGTTTTAGCAATATAATTGGAAACAAAAGTGTTAATAAAATACTTTCAGGTGCTTCAGCAGAGTTCTTAGACGAATTTACTGATAGCATTGTAGAACAAGTTTGGGATAATGTTACTATTAATAAAAATGGTGCATTTGAAGGTATGAATAATGCTGATTTTTGGAAAAATGCATTATATGAAGGTTTTTTAGGTGCTGTAACTGGTAGTGCTGGAGCTTCTATAAAAGTAGCGTCAACTCCAAAAAGTCAAAGAATTGCTGAACAAAGTATATATGACATAGAAAGAGAAACTGGAAATCCATTAAGTCAAAATAATAAAAATATAATTAATAACATATCTTCAGTAATGGATATGGAAGGAAACAAATACACAGCACAAGACGTAATTGATAGATTTAATAAACCTAGAGAAAAAATGGTTAATAAATTTACTAAAGATTCAGTAGATTTATTTCCTAATTTAGACGAACAACACAAAACACAATATTATCAATTAGTAAATGAAGTTGCTCAAATTATGTATGATACTGGAACTGATATAAGATTTGACCCAAATCAAAATACAGTTATAGATACAACTGGTGGAATTATTACATTAAATCCAACTAGAACTGATATGCCAATAAAAAACATACTATTACACGAAATAGCTAAAAATATTGGTGGTCAAAATACACAAAACTACGTTATAAATAAGTTAAAAAAGGACGGAACTTATGAACAACGTAGAAATGAGTTACTAGCTACAGGAGAATTTGACGAAGCAAACGTTAATAATGAAATTGTAGCTCAAGAATTAGATAAAATATTAGCAAATGAAGAAATGCTTAAAGAATTAGCAAATAAAGATACTAATTTATTTAATAATATAAAAGAAAAAATAGATTTTTTAGCTTCTAAACTTACAAATGGTAAGAATACAAAGGACGCATATTATTTAAATGCCTTATATAATAACTTCCAAAGAGATTATGGTATATCTACAACGCCAAATAAAGACTATGTAAGCGAAATTAAACCAAAAGAAGATAAATCTACTGTTGTAGAAGAAAAACCTCTAGAAAGCGCTAAAAATGAGGTTAGAGAAGAAAATAAGATATATGATAATCTTACTGATAGCATTATTAAAGGAACAAATTCCGAAAAAGGAGATGCTCATAGTGATTTCTTTATGGATAAGACAACAGATTTTGACAGAAATCAAGGAACAACTTCTGACGGTAAATCTTTTGTTTTAAGAATAAAAAAAGGTGATAACGAAGCAAAAGTTTCTTTAACTGAAAATGATTCGAAAATTTGGATAGACGAATTATACATAAAAAATCAAAAGCAAGGATACGGTAAAGAAATAGTTGATGCTATTAAAGACTACGCTTATGAAAAAGGAAAAGAGATAGAAACATTTAAAGAAGTAGGAAGTGCTAGACAATTTTGGGATAAAATGTTTGGAGAAGAATCTAGAAAAGGTGAGTTTGCACACAAATATATAAAATATAAACCAGAATATTGGCAAAATAAAATTGATGAAGTTCAAGAAAGAATTGATAGATTTACTCAATGGAAAGAAAATGCTTTAAATCAAGGAAATCAAAAACTAGCAGACGCTCATCAAGAATCAATAGACAAAGAATATAAATGGTTAAATGAATATAAAGACAAATTAGAGATAACTAATAAAGAATTACAAGAAACAAAACAAGCTCAACTTACAGAAGAAGAAAAAAATAAAAAAATACTATCTCCTACTGAAATAGCAAATCTTAAACCTGAGGATGCTAATATGACACCTGAATTACAAAAAAAGAAATATAATAAAAAAGGTGACGGAGAAAGTAAACAAGTAGAAACTTTATTAAAATCAAATTTATTTACTGACGAGCAAAAACAAAGAATAATTGCAGACGAAGAATTTAGAAAATATGATAAAATAACTAATAAAGAAAGTTTGGATAAAGCATTTGAAAAATTAAAAAATGGTGGTCAATCAGAAACTTTGAGGTGGTTTAATAATAAAGAAAATGCTGATGCAATTGATATGGCTGAAGGTGCTATATTAATGAAAATGTATGCTGATAATGGTATGAACGACCAAATGGTCGAAGTCGCTAAAAAATTTCGTGATATGAAAACAAAAACAGGTCAAGCATTACAAGCAAGTAGCATATTATCTCGTATGACACCTGAAGGAATGGTTGCGTATGCTCAAAGCGAATTAACTGAAGCATATAACGAATTAGTTAAAACAAAATCTAAAGAATGGGTAGATGAAAATAAAGATAAGTTTGATTTAACTACTTCTGACGTCGACTTTATTATGGATACAATGGAAAAAGTATCAAAAATGGAAGACGGATACGAAAAAAAAGTTGAGTTAGCAAAAATTCAAAAATTAATGAGTGATAAGATTCCACCTACAATTAGTAAATCAATAAAAGGTTTTATGAGAATCTCAATGCTATTTAACCCAAAAACGCAAGTAAGAAATGTATTAGGAAATACATTAATAGCTCCAGTTAATTTAGTAGGAGATATTGCTTCATCTGTAGCTGATAAAGCAATAGCAAAAAAGACTGGCGTAAGAACAACAGGTACAGCAGATATAAAATCAATGTTAAAAGGTTTTAAAAAAGGTGCTTATGAAGCAACAAACGATTTTAAATTAGGTATAAATACAAAAGATATGAACGGTAACAGATTTGAAATTGGTGAAGGTAAATCATTTAGTGATAAATACGCTATTGGTAGAGGCTTAAATAAAGTAGAACATTTATTAAACTACGCAATGGACGTAGGTGATAGAGTATTCTATGAATCTTGGTTTGAAAATTCTTTAGCAAATCAAATGGCATTAAATAAAGTAAATACTCCTACTCAAGAAATGATAGACATTGCGACAACTGAAGCATTACAAAGAACTTGGAATGATAATAATAAATATACAAAGTTTGTACTTGACATAAGAAAAGGAATAAATAGTGTTCTTGGTGGAGAAGATTATGGTTTAGGTGACGTGCTTATACCATTTGCAAAAACACCTGCAAACTTAACAAAAGCAATTGTTGATTATTCTCCTGTTGGTATGGTAAATGCTTTAGTTCAAGGAAATAATTTGAAAAAAGCAATTTCTAGAGGAGATATGACACCACAACAACAACATAAATTTGTTCAAACATTAGGAAAAGCGACTGCAGGAACTATGTTATATATTTTAGGATATGCGTTAGCAAAAACAGGAGTTTTAAGTGGAAAAGACGATGAGGATAAAGATACAAAGAACTTTATGAAAAATGTTTTAGGAATTAATCAATATTCAGTAAAAATTGGAAATACTTCGTTTACTTATGACTGGGCTCAACCAATATCAGCACCGTTTGCAATGATGACTAATTTAGTAAATAGTAGAAATAAAGAAACAGCATTGTTAGAAAGCGTTGTAGCATCATTAGACACTGCTGGAAGCATTTTATTAGAACAGTCATTCTTACAAAGTATAAACGAAGTATTAACTGATAATAATGGTGTTGTTTCAGGATTATTAAATGCCGTATTAGATTTACCAGCAAGAGCAATTCCAACTTTATTTAAACAAGTTGCAGATTTAGCAGACCCAGTTCAAAGACAAACATTTGAATATGGAAAGCCATTACAAACTGCAGGAGAAAAAATGTTGGTTAAGATTCCTGGAGCAAGTAAATTATTATCTCCTAAAGTAAATACTATGGGTGAAGACATATTAAAATATGGTGGAAAGAACAACGTGTTTAATGTTATGTTTAATCCAGCAAACGTAAATAAGGAAAATGTTAATGAAGTAGGACAAGAAATATATAATGTTTATAAGTCTACTGGAAAAAAAGACGTTATGCCTAGAGTTGCACCATATTATATAAACAAGAAAAATGGTGAAAAAGTACAACTAAGTTCTTCTCAAATAGCAGAGTTCCAAAAAATGGAAGGAAAAGAAATAGAAAATAATATTAAAGATATAATGAAAAATTCAAACTATAAGAATTTAAGCAACGAAAAGAAAGCTGAATTAATAAAAAATATAGTAAATTATTCATATAATTTAACTGAAAATAAAATGTTTGGAATTGAATTGTCTTCATCATATAAAACAGTAGAAAACGTTAAAGAAAAAGGTGGAGATATTGGAGAATATTATTTATACAAAGCGCAATTAGGTGAAAAAGATAGTGAATATACAAAAAGAAAAAAATTGAGATTATCTAATATTTCTAAAAAAACAAAAAGTGCTATTTACGAAGCATCAGTTGACAACGATAATGAAAAAAATACATATAATTTATATAATGTATTGAAAGAAAATGATATAGATATAAATGAATATTTAGATTATTTAAGTATAGAGTTTAAAGGAGATAAAGACGAGAACGACGAAACAATTAGAGGTAGTAAAAAAAATAAAATTATTGATTATTTGAACAATTCTAATTTAACTTATGTACAAAAATTATTGATTGCAGGAAGACAATTTACATTGGGAAATGAAGAACAAGAAATTGTATTTAATTTAATTAATAACTCTAATTTAAGTAGTAAAGAAAAAATGGAGTTATTAGATTCATATAACGGATTTAAAGTTGATAAAAATGGAAATGTAAGGTGGTGATTAAATGGCTGATTATCAAAGACTGATTACTACTGAGGATATACAGCGTAGATATAATCTACAAAACTTGGTATCAGATAGGAAGATAATTCAAACATTAAATAACAATTTAACTAAAACATTTGGAATTATTAAGAATTATATAACTTGTATGACTTCACTAGGAAGTAAAGAACAATACTTCCTTAGTGGAGTACCTACTTTAGAAAATTATCCATATACTGAGTGGGAAGACCATGAAGAACATATAAATACAGTTTATTATGATACTGACGGTGGAAAAGTATATATATTTAAATATAATTCAGAAGACGAGTATTATTATTGGGAGGAGTCAACGGATTCTTCCCTTTTAAATGCTATGTCAGTTGCTAATTCACAAGCTGACGTATCAGAAGACAATTTAAGACGTGTATTTTACGAACAACCTACAGTACCATATAACGTAGGTGATATATGGATAAACGGAAGTAAAATATACCGTTGTATGAGAAATGAAACTGCTGAGAGTGAGTTTTATCAAGACGACTGGATAGATTACTTACAATACAACGATAGTGTAGCCACTTCTAATGCTTTAAGAATATTAGGAGAATTTAAAGAAACAGTAGAAACTGAATATGTTACTAAAACACTTTTAGAAACTACTACTGATACGATTAATGCTGAAGTAAGTAAAGTACAAACACTTGCTGAAGGTAAAAGTGCTACATATACCGAACAACCTACTCCACCTTATTACAAAGGTGATACATACATAAAAGAAGTGACTGATTCTGAAACTGGAATCACAATGAATTTGATTTATGTATGTCAATATACAAGATTAGAAGGAACATATCACGAAGAAGACTTTTCATTACAACCAGGATATGCTACTTTATCACAAATAAAAGTCACAAATGATGCAATTACTTCTACAGTAGCGAAAGTAGAAGGACAAGACGTAAAAATAGCACAAGTTCAACAAAGTGTTAATGAAATCAATGCTAAAATTCAAGAAAT